GCAGAAAGCTGCTGCAGTTGAGCGGTTACGCAAAGCAAGAGAGGCGAGAGGTCCGAGTCAGAACCTTTCTATTCACGAAAGTATTCGCGAACTGCCCTATGATCATTTTATTTCACCAGGGAAGGTAAAAGAATGGTTGAAGATTTGGAAAGAAAAGTTTTCCAATATGAAGTCATATCGACAGTCGAGCGATAGGAAACTCAGGCAAGAATACTATTCAACTGAAACCTACATTAAGAATATGCAATCGTATCTCAGCACTGGGATATGGGGCGATATGTGGTACGGCGAAAACAGAGAACATAAGATTCGCAACGTTGTCGTCGCCATGGCATATGATGAAGAAGGTAACGTAAAAAGAAACAAAGGGCATTTCTACCCAGACTGGGGTATCTACGGAGAGGAAGAAGAATGCGAATGGATGGACTGATGTTGACCAAAAATAAATTCACCGAACTTATCCTCGATACAGTTCGATCAAAAAGATTGTCGTACATGGATGCTGTCTTTCACATATGTGAAGAGAATAACATCGAACCAGAAACTGTCGCCAAATATATCACGCCTGCGATCAAAAGCAAGTTGGAGATTGAGGCGCAGAATCTCAACCTAATTCCAAAGGGTAACAGTGGTACTCTGGAATAACTTGACATCCGTAAAGAAGTCAAGTAATATATACTTCTATATTATGAATAAAGTGGATAAAAAAACATACTCTGAAATACAAGGAAATACATATGTCTTTTGCAAACCTCAAGCGCGACCGCGCAAACACAATCTCTAAACTCGTACAAGCTGCTGGCAATGGCGATCAACAGAAGGCAACTAAGTCTTACGTTGACGAACGTCAGTGGAAACCTACTGTCGATAAGGCAGGAAATGGTTATGCTGTACTTCGATTCTTACCAGCGGCAGAAGGTAATGAACTCCCATGGGTTCGATACTGGGATCATGGATTCAAAGGTCCAACTGGTCAATGGTATATCGAGAAGTCGTTGACTTCTATCGGTCAGCAAGATCCTGTATCTGAGATGAACAGCAAACTTTGGAACTCTGGCGTTGAGTCAGATAAAGAACTTGCCCGTGAACGCAAGCGTCGATTACACTATGTCGCTAACGTTTTGGTTGAGTCTGATCCAGGCAACCCTGCCAACGAAGGCAAGGTTATGTTGTTTACATTCGGTAAGAAAATCTTTGATAAGGTTATGGATGTAATGCAACCACAGTTTGCTGATGAAGAACCAATGAACCCATTTGATTTTTGGGAAGGCGCATCTTTCAAGTTGAAGATTCGCAACGTTGAAGGTTACAGAAATTATGACAAGTCAGAATTCTCATCACCTTCTGCTCTTTCCGGCGACGATGACGAATTGGAAACAGTCTATAACCAACTGCACGACCTGAATGAATTTGTTGATCCTGCCAACTACAAATCATTCGACGAGTTGAAAGGTCGCCTCGCAACAGTACTTGGAGAATCTTCTCCTGCTCCTGCGCAATATCGCCCGGAGATGGATGAAGTTGCAGAACCTGCACCTCGTAAAGTTGCTCCGGCACCTGAGATTGCCTCTGATGACGAAGAAGATGACACTATGTCATACTTCGCTAAGTTGGCTGAGGAAGACTAATGTCAACTAACAATAGAACCATCTTAGTTAATTTTAGGATTGACGAAGATACCAGGAAAGCATTGAGGATCTGGTGTATAGAAAATAATATTTCTATGGCGGATCATCTAAGGCGACTGATCGATGATACTTTAGAGGGAAAGACTTACGCTACGCCCAAAGAAGAGAAACGAAAAGCGCATAAAAAAGAGGCAGAACTGGAAGCGTTCTTAAAAGAATGGCAGTAAGAAAAAGGGACTTCGGTCCCTTTTTTGTTTTTTATATATAAGTGCAAACAACACCTCGCCAATCATGACTGAACAACCTACCACTGCTGAAAAAGTTTATTATCTCTATAGAACATTCTCCGGCAAAATTTTCTGCTCCGATAAAAAAATTCCCTGCGCTGAATTGCTTTCAGAACACAAGGAAAAACAAATGGCAGCAGAATCACCTGAAGTCAAACAATCCTCATAATCCGTTATAAATAGGTTGCATGAGTAACCTATTTTCCACATTAGAACAAGAAGCATTCCGTAACGGAATAACTCCACGCACCCGCCAGTCACGTGACTGGTTCCGAAGAAAACTACAAAGCATGCGTTCAATTAATCGCCGTTCTTTGATGCGCGAAGATGAAGTCACGTTAAAGAGCACAGGCAAACCAGGAAGCATGTACATGTTTTTCTATGATCCTAAGACCAAGGATAAACTGCCGTACTGGGATAACTTCCCGCTGGTGATCCTTGTGGATAGTGCTGAAGGTGGATTCTATGGGTTGAACTTACATTACCTTCCAATGACTTTACGAGCAAAGTTTCTTGATGGACTGATGGATAATCTTAACAATAAAAAGTATGACGACTCAACTAGGTTCTTGATCTCATATGATTATTTAAAGAGAGCGTCTAAGATGAAATATTTTGCGCCCTGTTTTAAGAGATATTTGGCGTCGAATATTGAAGGAAGGTTAGCACAGGTTTCTGCGCCGGAATGGGAAATCGCCACGTTCTTACCCACTGCTCAATGGTCAAGATCAGGGCAAGCGCAGGTCTGGAAAGATTCTAGGAGCAAGATAAATGCCATATAGCATTGACGATTTTCAAGGTGCTGTCGCAGCAGACAGAGGATTTGCTAGAAGTAATCTGTTTAGAGTTATTCTACCGCCGATAGCAAATGTATCTTCTGAAAGTTTAAATCTTTTGTGTAAGAATGTTTCAATGCCAGGCAAACAGATAACAACAACGCAGTCTCAGATTGGTTTGATACAGAGAAACGTAGCGAATGGTTTTGCCGTGGATACAGTAAACATGACATTTCGTGTTATGAATAATCCAAAAATCTTGGAGTATTTTTCTGCGTGGAGAAATACAATTGTAAACGAAAACTATGAAGTTGGATATTACAGAGATTACGTTAAACAAGTACAAATAGATTTGCTTCAGAAAGGTGAAGGGTTTCCCATCTTTAAGAAGCAGTTGAACTTACCGTTGCCCGCAAACATTAGGAGAAGATTGCCATCGCTTGGTCCTCTTAATTTTGCGCAAGACGAATTAGATTTAAATTATTTGACTGATGACAAATTGGTTTGGAGTTGTAAATTAATTGACGCCTACCCAACAACATTTAGTGCTATTGAATTGTCAGACGATAACGCCGATGGCATTATCGAATACACGATAGCATTTACTTACAAAGACTGGAAGATTAAAGGCGCCAAGTCTGGTGAAGAAGGATTGATTGAAGGTTTAGTGGGTGATTTTTTTAGAGGGATATTTACTTAATGGAGATAAATTATGGCATTACCAAAGCTGAACGATTCACCAAAGTATAGTGTAACAGTACCATCAACAAAAAAGAAGGTTACTTTTAGACCGTACTTGGTTAAAGAGGAAAAAATATTATTAATGGCGCTTGAGTCGCAAGACGGTCAAGCAGCGTTGAATGCGGTGATTGATACTATTTCTGCTTGCATTCAAACTAAGATTGACGTATCTACGCTTACGCCGTTTGATGTTGAATATCTGTTTACGCAGATTAGAGCAAAGTCCTCAGGCGAAACAACGAACGTTGGTATTAAATGTAGCAACTGTTCAGTGGTAAACGAGATTGATGTTAAACTCGACGACATTGGTGTAACAATGCCAAAGGTCAAAGATAAAGTTGAGTTGACTGACGACGTAACAATGGAGTTTAAATGGCCGACGTATTTGGATATCGCGAAGTTTGAAACCGTCGACACTGAAAACGTAACAACTGAGCAAGCGTTCGAGATGGCACTGACTTGTATTAAGGCAGTTGTGTTTAAAGACGAACGAACGATGGCGGAAGATTGTACGAAGGAAGACTTGTTAGAATTTATCGAGTCAATGACTACTCAACAGTTTAAGAACGTAATGGACTGGTTGGGTAATATGCCGAAGATGGAGCATACGATTAAGTTTAGTTGTATAGATTGTAAAGAGGAAAATGAGCAGTTACTGAGTGGGTTACAGAGTTTTTTCTCCTAAACCTCTCTCATGATAGTTTGGTAAATCATTATAAAACTAATTTTGAGTTGATGTACAGTCATAATTATTCTTTAAGTGAGTTAGATAATATGTTACCTTGGGAGAGGGAAATTTATATAACAATGTTAACACAGAGAATTAAAGAAGAAAACGAATTTAGGAAACTACAAAATGGCGGATGACGCTTTAGTTTTAGCAAAAGAACAACTACAAGCTGAGAATGAATCGAAAGATAAATTGGTATCTATCGACAAAGGCATAGGTACGGTTGTTTCTCAAGTGACGACTCTCAACAAGAATATGAATAATTTCTTAAGAGATATGTCATTGAGATTTTTGCAGCAAAAAGATACTGCTGATACGGCAGCGTCTGTTCGCGGCGAACCCAGAGAAACTTCTTCTGAAAGTGGATTCGGTAAACTGCTCGCGGCACTTGTCAGATCATTACCCGCGTTGATTGCAGGCGTTATGGGTGCAGTTGCTGGGGCAGTGTTAGCGCAGTTACGTGCAGTTGGATTCTTTTCAAAACTATTGGGTGGACCGCAGCTGGCAGCGCTCGCAGCGTCAATTGCTGATGATCTCAAAGTAAGGTTTTTTGTAATCTTCGACGACCTCAGAAAAAGTTTAGCAACTAAACTCCGACCATTAGTTAATGTGATTGATGATATAGGCGTTAGAATATTTGTTATCTTTGATGATATAAGAAAATCTATTTCTACCAGGTTTGCTAGAATTGCTTCTGCGGCAGATGATTTAGGAAAATCAAAGTTCGTTACGAATATGACTAATTTTCTGACAAGACTTAAGAATCTTGGTTCATTTGTACTTGGTCCATTTGTGATTGGACTAACTGAAGTTGGTAAAATCTTGTCACCGATCGCAAACTTTTTCACCTCTGCGGCGACTGGAACTTTTGGCAAAGTTATGGGTACCATCCGCGCAGGGTTTGGACAGGTGGTAAGTGTTTTTTCCAGGATGGGTGCGGTGTTTCAGGGTTTAGCAGCAACGGTTGGTAAAATATTCTTGCCGATAACTATTGTTATGACGTTGATTGATACAGTAAAAGAATCAATGTCTGGGTTTGAGCAAGAAGGTTTTATCGGCGGTGTTAAAGGCGCAATCACAGGATTGATAAACTCTCTAATCTTCAT